ATGCTTCTTGTTGATCTAACTGTCCAAGGGTTGCAAGTCTTGTTGCTTCCGTTGTTGCAGAAATAAGTTTTTCATTTTGTGCTCCAGATGCTGCTGCTTCTGCAGCAAGGCCAATAGTATCTTTAACAGCAATACCATATTTTGTAAATTCTGCAGCTAAACCTTTAATTGCTTGAGTATTTTTATCTAATTCTGCTGGTGTTGTAAATGCATCACCGTATACTTTTCTAAATCTAACAAGTGCCTGATCAATATCAGCAAATGCTTTACCAGCGGCTGTAGCAAAAATTGTTAAGGGTACAGTAAAACCAACCATGAGCTGGCGGCCAGCCCATTGAGTATTCTTACCAAAGTTAATCATAGACGTTGTAGCTTGACGAAGCATTGCTCTATGAATAGCAAGTCTTTCATTAGATACTGCTGCTTCTGCATTAAATGCTGCTAGGGGACGAATAGCAATAGCATCTTTAAATCCACCAACAGATTGCCCAGCAGAAATAAAACTTGTTTGTAATGCTTGTACTCTTGAATGAGCTAATGAAAGAACTTCTGCTGCTGCTGCACTATCTTTAATAAATCTAGCACTAAAGAATTGACCAAGAGTTCCCTTTCCTTTAGAAAGTGTTTGATCAAGTCTGCGTGCAGAAGTCTCCATCTTAACTTGTTGTGCAGTAAACATTTGACTCATATTTACTGCATTCATCAAGTCTGATGAAAGAGCACGCATAGCATCAGACTGAACAACACTATTTTTATTTAGTGTTAAATTAAATGCATTGATTTGACTTTGAAGTTGTCGAAGTCCTGCAGCCGCACCAGCGGTATTAATATCAATATTAATTACTGCTCTTGCATCAGCCATTACTTCTTCACCTCGTAATCAAGACCTTCACCGATTCCAAATCCAGCTCTTTGTGCTGCATATCCTTGAAGAGCAAGAATGTCATGGGGATCGGAAGTTTGACCACCACTAAATGCCCTGGCTTTCATAGCTTCCCAAGGATTGATTTCTTGAGTTTGTTCATCAAGATTGATTCCCTTGAGTGCTGCAAAGAATTTTTTATTTTCATAATCTTCTTTATTCTTTGCTTCTAGTATAGCTACCAATTCTGGCATTGATAGGTTGTCCTCCAATTCTTGGTAATCCTTCCACTTTCCTATAAGGAATACCTGTGATTCTAGGGCGACTAAATCTAGTTCGTTCCAGCTAGAGCCGCCGCTAGTGCGTTTGGGTCATTCAGCTTGATCCCTGCTGCTATTTCAATAATTTTATAGACAGTTGGTAGATCAATTAGTTCTTCCATTTGTTCTTTTGTTGCAAGTTCTGCGTTATATTGCTTCATTGCGATAACTGCACAATCAAGAAGTAAGTTCATTGACTTGATATTATCTTCTGCAATTTTCTCATCGCTAATCTTTTGAAATTCTTTCATAAAATCACGAAGTAGTGAGATCTTGAGTGGACGAAGACTTACTACCGTTCCATCAAGAAGCTCTACATCTACTATGTCGTACACTTGTGTTGCCATTAATATCCTCCTAGACTATAAATAAATTATAACATAGGGGGTAAAAAGATTTAGCCCACCCCTTTCAGAGTGGGCCAAACCAATTATTTAATTATTAGACTGCACCTGTGTAAGATACAACTCTGTCAACGATTTTTCCGTAAGAACCGTTAGAAGCTGGCATTAGACGGAATGTTACCTCAAATGTAGAGGGAGCATCACGTTTTGCTGTAGCTGAAACGTTCTGGATAGATAGAACACGAAGAGCTGCATATACACGTTGTACTGCACTATTGCCTGTTGCTGCTGGATCACCTGTGCCTGGGCCTACGGCGATTAGAGCTCTTTCTAGTGGAACCTCTCCAAGATTGCCAGACTGTACGTTTAGAGCCTGACGAGAAGATGAACCAGTGCCAGTAAGATCTGCTGTAGCACCAGCAATTGCAATAAGTAGGTTGTCTAGAGTACCCTCTGCGAATCCTGTTACGAGGTTAACCTGCATACCTTGCTTGTACATACGAGCAACGTCTAGTAGCTGATCAACTGCAACCTCACCAAAGTTTGGTTGGAATTGAACTTCAAGGCCATTCATTGTGTAACCAACGTTTGTCCATGTAGCTGAAGAGCTAGCTAGTGTATCTTCGTATCTTGTATTTCCAACGAATGCTGGAATACCGCTTGTTGTTTCACCTGAGAATACATATGTGGCAGAAGCTGCTGTACCTGAGTAGTATTCAAGTGGGCCTCCGTTAGCTACAAAGACCTGAGCTGCACCAACAATAATATTCTTAGCGTCACCTAGTGTTGCCATTTACTTTCACCCCTTATTTTTTATAGGATATTTTTGGCGTGGGGCGTTTCCTCATAATAATTATATACGAGTATTTAACCATTATTATACATATTTGATATATGATAATCGTATCGAATAACAAGTTCTGTTGAGAACATTTTGTTTGTTCCACTTTGTTGACTTGTTGGGCCAATATATTTTAATTGAGTAACATTAATGCATTGAATAAATATATTATCATTGCTTAGTGTTGTACCCGCATATTCATTAATATCATTAGCTGCAGCATCTTCTCTATCTAGTACATTCATAATAAAGTCTCGCCATTCAAAAACCTCTGATATTGATCCCTTAATTGAGTACATCATCTGCGTAGACTTAACGGGATAAAAATATTTATTAATTGATCTTGGACGAATAAAAGAATCATAAACAATATATGGTTTATTTCCCCATGCAGTATCGCCAGCTTTTACATCAGAGACTGGGAAGAATGGAACAATAGAACTATATTTATTATAAGTAGTTGGTTTTGCTATTTGAAACTGTCTCCATACATATTTATTAATTAGTACCTCTGAATATTCACTCATTACATTTCACCTACAGGCATGTTCATAACCCATGACAAGGCTGTTTTTCTACCAATTCCTCGTGGATCTGATGACTTTATAGCAGATGAAAAATTTTGCTCGTATGGTTTTGCATCCATAAAGTATTGATAATATCTTATTGCTCTAAGATAAACTTCTTCAAAATAACGACCATAAAACTCTTCAAATGCTTTAACAAAGGATCCACGAACTTCTGGTCCACCAGGATTTTCTACAATAATTGGACCTGTTCTAAAATATTCTGTTCCATCAACTTCAAAGAAAAGTGCCTCTGCTTCTACTTCTTGAATGCTAACAGTTATTCCATCTTCCATAATTCTTGCCTTATCATAAAATACTTGATCAGAAGTATTGGTTGGAGTTTCAGATTGAAGAAAATCTGCTTCAATAACTGCAGTCTTTTTGCCAAGTGCTCTTTTTAATTGGAATAGTCTTGAGTTAGGATCACCTACTCTACCCCACTCATATACATGATGCAACATACCTGGATTTACTCGTGCAAGCTGATCCATATAATCATAAAATTCATCAACGCTAGCTTTAGATAATCTTGCCATAATCATTGATTCCTGAGCCTTTGTTTCTGTAATAAATCCATCAGTATATTCCACCAAAGACTTTAACATTTTTTTTGCTTCTCTGCCGTCCATTTTTACTTTATACATCATATGTCCTGATTATCCGACCTAATAAGAGCTATTCTATAACCTTCAAGAACGCTAAACATATTAAACATTGGTTCAACATTTCGTATTTCAAATACTGTTGATTCATCTGCAGATTCTTTCCAAACCAATTTGCCAGAATTATCTTTAATATCACGAACAAGTATGTCAGTTATTCTGTATGATGATTCGTCTGATGATTTAAGAATATCTTCATTTGTACGCATTGTTATAAATAAATCATATTCAATAAATTTTTCTGGATCTAAAGCTACAGCAATTCTAGAGTCTGTATTTCTTTTAATAGCAGAACATGCAATAGTTCTATCTTTTGACCAAGTTTTTGTTACTTCTCCCATGTCATTTTGTGTTTGAGTGGAATAATAAATATCTGCCGTCATTGGATAAAAAATTTCATCTAAGCTTTTTAACATTAGATCACTCCAGGAATTATTCTGTTCTTATACTTTGATAAAATTTTATCTACAGTAAAATTTCCTGTTCCCGATGCAAATGAGTTTGCAAACTGTACTTTGAATTCATTATTGTCAAATGATTGAATATATTTTCCAATATACATATTATTTCCAGAGACAACATCTGACATTAATGACTCACAAGCAAGTTGAATATCTGCTGGAACTACTCTATACCCAAAGTCTCCATCAATCAGGTAGTCATAATTTACAGCAAAGTTTGCAGAGAGGTATCTATCCTCCCATACAACTTTATATTCCATTTTATCTTCAAGGCTATCTGATGGAATAATAGATGACTTATCAACACTAATTTTATAATCATTAAGATCTGCATCACTAGAATCGTGGATAAGAACTCCATTTTCATACATCTTATAAAGTGTTTGAATTCTTTCATTAATTGGAAGGTAGTCAAGACCCATGCCTGTAACTTCTTTATTCTTTCTTATAAAATAAAATTGTCCAGCTTCTGATTCAATAAGGAATCTTGCAGCCTGCTCATATTGTATTGCCTGAGCTGTTGTAATATTAAGTTTTTCTTTAACTTCAGTAATATTACAGTATGGGCGAACAATATTTATATCTGTTGAATAAACAAGATTTGTTGATTGATATACAGATGCTTCAAGAACTCCGCTATAAGTAAGATAATAATTATCTAAAGTAAATGTTACTGCTTTTGCAGAGGTAGAAGTTGCAGATGCAGAATATGATGTTCCTGTAATAAGATCTTCATACTCAATTGTATATAGGGTATTAGCAGAGCTGACATTAAATTTGGCCTGAATACTTGTAGTTTCAGGAAGTCTTAAAATTTCCATTTATACCCCATATGCAGTAGCAACTTCTTGTGGATTAGCAATTCTTACCTTATTGGTAATATGCATCCATGCTTCTGCTTCTTCAATAGTGATGATATTATATCCTTGACTTAATCTGCCCAACTTGCTATCAAATAAACCATTTTCAACATGAACAGCAATTCGTGTTGATGACACAATATCCTCCTGATTTAAATTATATCATTATAAAGAAAGAAGGGAGGCTTTCGCCTCCCTCCCATCATATTTAGTTATGATCACTTTTCGCCATAAGCTAGAGCGTCTGTTTCTTCGATTTGTACACCAAAACGAACGAATACTGTATATTCTACTGTATCCTTCTTTGGCTTGAACTCGCGGTGGACTGTAACATCTCTCTGGAATCCCCAAATTCTATTTTCTGGGAATGTTAGTGAGACATAATCATCTGGCATGTAAGGAACTTCCATGATGGGTAGTCCGAGAACACGATACTGTAGTGGTGCGCCAACAATCTGTGGTACTGTTCCATCGACAATTCTTTCTACGATTCTTTCAGAATTGTAGTTTCCTGTCTGAGCAAGGTTGTTTAGTAGGCTGGAGATAGTTGGGCTACCAGCATAGAACTTCATTGCTGAACGTGAACCACGGTACTTGCGTGGCATTGCTAGGATGATCTGCTGAAGATCCTGTACGGTCCAGTTGCTACCGCTAGAAGCAACTGAAGTTGCCTCATTACCGCTAGCTTCCTTAGCATAGAATCCTTCCATGATCTTTAGGAAGTTGTTTGTTCCTGATCCAACACCATTGATAGCAAGATCCTCTAGGTCGTTAGCAAATGCACGAGTCATTGTACGAACTAGGTGATCCTCTAGTGCAGTACCCTCAAGGTTGTCCTCTAGGGCTTCAGTTGAAACCTCCCAATCTAGTCTAATCTTCTTTGTTGTAACTTCGACCTTTGTGAAGGCAACTGCTGCATTTGTGTATGTGTCATCAGCTTGGTTAGCTGCACGAATAACTCTTTCACCAACATTTAGTTTTTCAAGCTCTGCTGTGTTTGAACGCATTGTTACTCTGCGACCATCCTGTGCGAGAACCTGTTGCTCCCAAATGTATTCGATGAACTGGCGAGACTGCTCAGGATTGAGAATACCGCCGTCGTCAGTTGTGCTGCCAACTACACCAAGGTCAAAAGCTGCTGGATTAGTGATTGCACCAATTCCACCAGAAACTATTGCCCCTGTTGCGGCTGCTTTTTCTAGAATTTCATCTGACATTTTTTTTCACCTCCTGGATTATTACCGATATAGGTCAGCGGAACTGAGGAAACGACCGCCCCACATCGACTTATTTACTCTTTCTTCCTGAACGATCCCGCCAAGATCGCCAGACTTGCGAACAGCGGTGTCGGCTTCGACTTCATCAATACGCTGTCCAAACTCACTAATATTGCCCTTAACTTCTGTTACGCTACCTTTTACAACTTCAACTTCGCTTGATACGGAGTCAAGTGACTTCTTTAGGCTTGCGATTTCCATTGCTAGGGACTTGATTGTTGTAGAAAATTCTCCTAGAACATCTGTAAGAGAAACCTTAATCTCATCAACAGATTTAGCCAAGTCTTCATCTTTGCTTTCATCTGCAGGAGTGGTGGATTTTTCAATAGCCTCTTCTACAATTTCTTCAGCAGCCTCTTCTGACTTCTCAATGTCATCAGTGTCAGCTACTTCTTCAACTGCTGGTTCATCAGCAAGTTTTTCAACAACCTCTTCAATAACCTCTGCCTCTTCCACAGCCTCTGACTTTGCAATCTCTTCTGTTTCTTCGACTTCAGTTATACGTTTGGTTCTTGCCATGCTAATCCCCTCCTTTTCAATATTTTCAGCAATTGACTTGGCTACTTCGTCAATCGCTTCTTCATTATCAGATTGTTCATCTGAACTCTTTGTCATGTTATTAATAAGCTCCATTACAACATCAGACTTGTTTACATCATTGCTTTCAACAAATCCAATGTTTGTCATCGTCTTATTGCATTGTGGACATGAATATTGATTTGATGTGCTTAGGATCACCATATCGTTAGATCCACACCAGTAAACATTTTCTAGGTAATTTTTTTCAAATACCTCTGCATTATCAGCAAGCTTTTGAATAGAAACAAAGTTTGCATTTGGATTAGCTGGATTGTCAACAAGTGATAGCTCATCAAGTTCGTACTCTTTAATAAGTCTAACGGGACCATCAGATGACTTTGTATACATATCTTCTGAGTCCTTAATTCTTCCACCAATAGAAAAGCCTGAGAGGATTCCCTCTGTTACCTTGTGCCAGGTATCTTGTGCTCCCTTTGATACGTATACATCAACAAAAATTCCATTATGAGATTCACCAGTTGCCTTGTCAAAATATTTATCTTGTTTAAAGGAAACCATTTTGCCAACAGCAAGTGGGGTATGTTGTTCACGAATATTCCCACGGAATCTTTTGAAAGCCTCAACAGATGCATCAATAGCTACTACATCACCCTGCTTGTCAAGGGTATCAAGTGTGGCCCATCCAGATACAATTCTTTTTTCCTTATCAATTTTCTGAATTGGCATTGACAGTCGTATGCTGTCTCCATCTGTAGCCCAAAAAGCTTTTGATAAAATACTCATATCGTATCTATTATATATTATATTTATAACATTTATTCAAATGTTATATTATTGTGCTGCTCTTCCTTCTCCACCAGGATTTCTACCAGTTGGTGTTGATGGAGAATCTGTTGCATTATTTTGCCTATTTACATCTCTTTGTCTTGTACCCATTGTTTGAGCAACCATTTCTGCTCTTTGTTGTGCCCCAATAACTACTGCATTTTGTCCATCAGCATTTAGTGGAAGCCCAAGTCTTGATCTTACTTCATTTGGAACAATAACTTGCATCTTAAGGTATCGTTCATCAATTTGGCTTTGAGTATTTTCATCAGTAAGGGTAAGTTCATTAAGTTTAAAGTTAAACATATCTGTTTTTTCTTTAATAATCTTATTAAGAACCTTTTCTAGATTTCTTTGTGATGGTCTAGCTACCTGTTCTTTAAAGGTTCTATCTGATGCAAGTGCAGCAGCAATTGACATTCCTTGAACTGCACCAACTTTTGATATTGGCATTTGATGAGACATAAGAATGTCTTCACGATTTGATTTACGATACTTCTCAAAAGATCCATCTTGAATACCATTTTCAATGGGTTCCATTTTAAATTCAACTTTATTATCTGGACTATCACCAGGAAGTGGGAGGAATAGTGTTCTATGATTTTGTCCTCTTAAACCAGACTGTAGGAATCTAAATAATTTTTCTTCTGACTCAGAACTTAACTTGCCGCCCTTAAGTGTAACAATATATCTTGGAACAGCTTTATTTTCAAAGTAATCAACATTGAATCTTGCTGCAAGCTGATCTCCAACAACAGATGTTGCGGCAGAAAGAATATCTGGAACACCATAGTAACTATTCTTTGGAGTATATTTCTTAAGGTGAATCAACTCGTTTGGACGAGGATCTGAGGTAACAGGATTTACAGTTTTTTGATCCTGAAAGTTTCTAAAGAATACAACTCTCTCATTAACTATTTGGATATATCCATCCCGAAGGCGGCGAACACGAATAGTAGTACTAGGAATGTGACCAATATAGCCAATCTCTCCTGTAACAGTGCGTCCGATTTCAATGTATCCGTTGCCCGTTGCTTCATAGTCAGTATATGCTTTTTCAAGGATATGGGTAAATGGATCTTCATCATTCCTACCTTCAAGCCATTCTGTTAAAGCAGATTTTGCACGATCAACTTTTCTATATGCACGAATAAGTTGATCATCTGATCCCGCTTCTTCTAGTGCTGTTCTTGTATTATCAGACATATCAAAATGATAACCAAGACCAACAATGTTGGCTACTTTTGCGTTAATTGATGCATGATTTGCAAATGAACTTTCATAGAATGATGCAAGTTCATCAAGATTATACGGTGGAACTACAACATCAAATAGTCCATATGCTGTTGCAATTGCTTGCTCTGGAATAAGTTGTTTTGATCCAGTATCATCTTTTCCCGTCCAAACTTTTGTTAGTTGGCGAGATATTTTTCTTTTAAAGTTTGGATTAAATCCACTATAACCCTTAACTATTTCAGAGTCTGTAGCAAATATATCAGTAGTTTTCTTTTCTACTTTAACTGGATTATCAATTCTTGCTCTAAGATCATCCTGATCCATAGCGACCTATTCCTTTAGCTGCATCCATCCAGGCACCAAGGTCTGTATCGCTAGGGATATATCCTTCTTTCATTCTGTTAATTTGTTCAGAATGTTCTTCGTCAGTTATTCTTCTTACCCCTGGCATAAATTCTGGTTTACCATCTGGAAATCCATAATAGGCTGCAGCTTTTGTTATTTTAGACATTGCTTCAATATCGCCATGACGAGCTGGGATATTCATTGTATTTCCATTGCTATCTTTTACAATTTTCCCATCTGGCAATCTCCAGACATAAATACCATCAATTCTGTTCTTCTGAATGACAGTTAGCTTTGGAGTATTGCTTGCCATGTACACAATTGTACCATATTACACTGGTTTACCACTAAAAAGTGACCACGTTATACCAGTATAGAGTTTTGTACTATCAGATGTTACCGTTAATGTTGACGAATCTTGTGCAACAATATTTGATAAACCTAGGTGTGATTCAAAAATATCATCAACTTTTTTAATAATGCTTTGATTATAAATAGAAACATTATTAAAAAGTATTTTTGGATGAATTTCAAGTCTTCCAATGTAGTTGTCCATTGATAAAGGATCAGTAAATGAAAATGTAATAAACGACCACGACATTGGATATAGATGCTGATTATCTAATAAGATTCCGTTTTGATAATAATTGATATTTGTATATTCAACATCTCCAGATAATGTTTTACGATATGCCACAAGTTTTGCACGTTTATTATTATCTTGTGGAATCAGGTAAAAGTTAAATGTTTCTGTTTCAGATAACAATGTTAATATTTTTATATTTTCAGAAAACTCTCTTGACTCGTTATAACATAACCAAAAATTCATTCCATGCAAATCATATTCTGTATTTTTAAATTGATTTATAGGAATAGAAATTCCTCTATTATAAGAAAGACTATTATTATCAATAAATGAGTATGGAAGTGATGTAATGCCAGACTCTGCCGTTAAAAATAAATATGGCATAGAATCTTTATATATTACAAATGGATTCTTTATTTTTGTTGAATAAGATCTTCCTTGTCTAGAAAATGGATAAATTTTATTACCATTAATTGTATTAACTGCATATAAACTTCTTTCATCAAATGAAAGAGACGCCATTGACATTCTTTTAAGAACTAGTGGATTTGTATTTATAGCATTAGTTTTTATTTCAATATGAATTGTTATATATGCATCGTTAAATGATATTAATTCTTTTGGAGTAAAAATAACTGTTCCATCTATAATTTCAAATTTTGTTATATCAATATCTGTTGTAACTTGATCAAAGTCAATGATTCTTTCTTCTTCCAGATCCTTTGTTATTGTATATGTAGAATATCCAACATCACCAACATCTTGTGAAGACTTTAATGTTACATAGCAGTACATATTTCTTTCGGTGTCATTATTTAAATTATCGCTAATAAATCCAGAGGATGGAAAATCAATATTGAACTGTATCATATCTAAGTCTGAATCAGTTATGTCACCACGACCATTTCTTACATATGAGGCAAAATATGATAGTGGAATGGAGTCTTCCCAATAACCACATAAACCTATATCCATGATCATGCTTTCATTTGTTTTTATAAAATTAAGCGTATAATTTCCTATATATTTAACAATGTTTGATGATAAAGATATTTCTGGACTATTTGATATTACAAATATTCCATCATTATTAAAATAATCATCTAAATCTTTATCTGTAAAAAATTTATTATTAAATGTTACAGAATATATTTTTCCTGTAAACATATTTTTTTGATTACCACCAACTGTAAAATTTATGTTTTGTGGATTTGCAAAAAAATTCTTTATAATTGCAGAATATTCTTCAGTTAATTTATCAAATTTTAATCCTGCAACAAATACATTATCATTAGCAGTTATTGAAAGGGTGTATTCATAAATAGTTGTTGAAGACGTAGTTGATTGATACTTATATATTAGTTTTTGAGATGTTGGATTTATATAGATTTTGAATGATTCACCTGTAGCATTATTAAGAAAATGCATTAGTGTTAATTCACTTATATTTGCATCACTAATAGCTTTATTTATTTCATCTGTATTTATGCTAAAAACACCGAACACAGAAGATACCCTATCATTTAAAACATTAAAACCTTTAAATGAAAGAAATCCATATATATTTTCATAAGATAAATTTGGTCTAAATTTTATAAACTTATTTTGTTTTGTATCATCTTGTATTGAATTATTATCTGTTAAAGTATTTACAGTAAATGTTGCACTGGCTGAATTGCCAACATACAAAATTTCTGGTTTTGAATAAGTTGTTGGTAAAGATATAGATTTTGAATTAACTTGTAAGTTTGAATAAATAGCATCTGACCATCTATTTATATCTGGATATATAAGATTTGTTGTATAGTCACTATAAGCAAAATCAATGTTTGTTAAATTGCCACCAAACTTTTTAACAATATCATCAGACTTACCAACACCCTGACCAAATACAAACTTTCTTTTTGCTAGTTGTTCTGGAACAATGTATGGATATATTGCAATACAGTCAATTTCAAATGGATAAATATCTGATGAAGAATAAAAACCGAGCCAATCGTTATTGTAACTTAGGTCGTCAACAAATGATATTTGTGTTGGATCCATAGTTATACTAATAACTATTTCTCCATTAATCATTACTGTTGCATAATTTGGAGTGTATGTAATATCTATAAGAACTGGTCTGTACCACTTGGGCATAAAATATGATTGTTCATAAGGACCAATTTTAAGTGTTAAAAAGTTTCTATTTACATATAGCCCGTCTAAACTATCTAATGGTCCAAATATTCTAAACGATTCTTTTTTATTTACATTTATTCTTAACCAGAACTCTGTTGTCAATTGCTTATATTTACCATTATTGTGTAAAAATCCTTTACCTGGAATAACTAATGATGGTCCATCATACGTTGATGCATAAATCTCTGTTATGTTTCCAGACCCATATACCATTGGTAACTTTGAATTTAGTGCAAGCATTTTATTATTTTCAATAAAATAATAGCCATTATCAGTATCAGAAAGACTATATGAATCAATTTCAACAGTTTTAACTAATGATGGTGTACTTAAATATGGACTACCAATGCTAGATATTATTCCACCAGAAGCACTTAGTGATGTAAATGGAACCGTTAGAGATCCCTCTGTATCTGCATTATATTGTTCTGACCATTGACCAACAGCAAATCTACTAATTGAAAACTTCTGATTTTTAGGAAGAATATTAAAATTAATTTTTATATAAGGATATATATTTATTGCGCTTGCAGATAATACAGATGATGCTGATATGGGCATAGTATGATTAATTTTTAACCAGTCTTGTTGAGTAGGAAGATTATATGTTTTATAACTAGTCACCACACTTGAACTTACTGGATCAGTGTACTCAAAACCTATTTCAATACTGTCTATGTCATCTTGATATGGATATATAAATGTGCTTACACATACACTATTCTTATCAGTATCTAATTCAGTCTTGCTAAGAAATGATTGAGATTTCATTGTGGTAGCACTTGATGATCCTACAAATGTTGAATAAACAATATCAGCATCTGCTGTTCCAACTGTTTCGCCTGGTTTTGTTTTTGGCCCCACTGCTACGCTTGCAGAAGATCCATTAGTAATTGTCCAAATAGGACTTGCAGCAACTAATGACAAATAAGAAAAATCATCATCAAGATTCCAAAGAGCAATTGGATGATCACCAAAAATTGCAGCGGAATACAGATTGAAGATATTTTGTGGCATACAGTGCTCCTATGTTACTATTCTAACATAGTAGCCTTATTTTGCTACAACACTAGAACCAATATCAACAATATCGCAAGCCCCTGCAGTACAAGAAAGTTCTTGTGATCCTGTTGTATTATCTTCAATCTCATACAGTGGCAAAGACTCCCAGGGAATTTCCTTTGGCATTTTTAGTAGCCACTCTTCATATTCTTCCTTGGTTATCTCTTGGTATGGAGCCTGCTTGTATGAATGCTCTGAATATGGAAGAAATGCTACTCCACCAATGTCATCAAAGTTATCATAAACCCATGCACCAACTCTAATCCATTCATCTTCCTTAACATTGATTGTCACAGATGGATTGTGCTCTGTCCAATGCTTTCTATATGTCTTCCATATTTCAAGGTGATCAATAGCGGATAGATCTTTTGTTACCACTGCACCATCTGGAGCTTTGATTGGAAAATAAAATACGGTTGTATCATTTGGCTTCATAACATCTGGCTCATTAGGTACACCAAAATCCTTAAGGAAAATTGTTAAAGGATCCTTGTTGTCTCCACGAACAGAGCGAAGGTAGTATGATGAATACCAGGGGTGAATGCCACTAGATACCCCAGTTAGCTGTGATACGGTCCCTGAAGGCTTAACACAGGTAATTGATGCTGAGGGATTGATTCCTAGTTTTTCGGCCTCCATTTTATTTACTTCAACTGAGTGCTCTCTCATCTTGTCCAAAAGCATTGCTAGACCATCAGTATTTGTTGAGGTAAGAGTGTTTCCAAAAATTCCTGTAAGTGACACTCCTAGAAGTCTTTCCTCCTCACAGTTATCCTTCCATGACTTACGAATGTACTTAAAGTTTGTAAGAGTTGACTGCCATGTTCCAAGAATTGTTGCAAGCTTGATCTTGTTCATAATATCTTTAGCAGTATCATTCGCTCCAACAACTACCTCTGTTAGATTACAGAACTCATTAGGACGAAGAAGAATCTCCCCACAAGGATTTGTGCCTGCAACCTTAGATGAGTCTCTTCTACCAAACTTATCAATATGCTTTCTAACGGAATCCATATTGTAAATACCACGTTCCCCTGACTTTGACTCATACAGATTGCGCCACTCTCTAAGGAACTGTGCTACGTTTGGCTTAGTATTATAAATGGCAGAATTATTTGCTAGTGCTCGTTGTGCATCATTCTCCCACCAATTACCATTCTTTGCCTTTGCCATTTCAAAATCATCAAGGTTAGAAAGTGAAATCAATGCAGAACGACGGACACCACCAACAACAACTATCTCGCCAATCTTGCACATGATGTCATGTGCTTCAATGGGCTTAAGTCTACGTCCAGCAGCATTCTTGAAAATATCAACGGTAAATCTAAAAAGGGCATCAAGTGGTTCTGGTCCAGATGCACGACCACCAAATGTCTTGAGTCTTGCTCCAGCAGGACGAACCTTAGACATATCCCACTTTGGCATTTGACCTTGATTTAAAAGGGCAATGAGTTCTTTATATGACTTTGCCCATCCAAGTTTGGAATCATCAACAACAATAACAGTATCTGTTGGGTAAAATGATTCAGCATTTACAGGAAGCTGATCAATGTATTTATGCTCAACAGAGAAGCCAACACCAGTACCATTCATCAAAATATACATTGCTTCATCAAATGCACGAAGACTATCAACGGCGGTGAATGAGCAGTTATAGGAAGCAATGTTGTCACGCTCTAGTGCAACTCCAGCAGTCATCAGGGCACGCATAGATGGCATAATATGATGATTGAGAATAGCATCACGAATTGAACCGTATGTCTTATCATCTACATCATAGTTATAGTTTGCAGATAGATGACTTCTCATAAAACTCATGTATCTATTTACTGTTTCAACCCATGTTTCCCTTCTTCCATCGGTGTCTATCCATCTTGCGTATCTGCTTACATGGATGAAATTTCTGTATGGGTCTTTTATAGATCCTGAGTTTGTTAACATTGATTACAACACTTCCTTTTGATAGAATTAGGGGATAAGGTATATTTTACCAGAGCATTGAAGGGACTAACAATGGATATAACGATCCAAGAAGTAAATACTTATTACAATATGGTAAAGAATGGGGAGGCACCAAATCTTTACTTCCCAGGCATTGACAATCGTGAAGGTGGAAACCTTATAATACCAAAGGTAGACATGAATGACAATGTTTATCTCTTTGATATTGTTTCTCAAACCAAGATCTCTCTTGGCCTAGATGTTATAGAAAAGATAAGATTCTATATTGCCAAGAAGAAGAACGCATGATAAAATTGAGGGTGGATTGGGTGGGGAAGTTACATATATTATAAATAATAATAAATATATTTATATATATTATATAAAGAGTTGAAAACGATTTATAAATAATCCTATTACTTCCTACTTCTTTATTTGACACATCTGTAGCAATTTGTTAGACTAGACGAATGTCTTGCCGCCGCAAGGAGGAATAATGACGAAAATAAAACTGCTAGGAGGTGTGTTAGTAATGGCAATGGTTATTACAGGATCTACCGTTGCCCTTGCACAAACACGCACCGAACAGGTGTATGCTAAGTCTGCACCTACTGCGACGGAGATGCCGCTTCCCGACAAATCCGTTATTGTAAAAAGATCTGCTGGGAAAGCGGTATCTGAGGATATGCCAGCTCAATGTGATAATTGGCTCGTAAAAGTTCTTAGAAATGCTGGTTTCCGTGGCGACAACCTGAGACAGGCATGGGCAATTGTTATGCGTGAATCAGGGGGAAGAGAAGATGCTATATCTGCTACAGGAGATTATGGCATGTTTCAATTTAATAAAGTAGCATGGGGAGGAAAGGATTGGTGGGATACCAAACTTCTTCTTACCCGTGAGTATAATGCTTCCATTGCTTTTATGATTAGTGATGGTGGCAGAACTTGGTATCCCTGGGATATCGATGGTAAAGGAAATCACAAAGGTAACTATACATCTACGGGTGTTTATAATAAGTATCTTAAATGGTACAACGATTATCCTTGCGTAGTTTAATAAGGAACCCCCTGCTAAATACAACCTTAATTTGGTGGTAAGACATGGCAGGGGGTTTCCTTTATTACAAATCTCGTATTTGATGCATGACTGTGCTCCAGTCACTTCCTCTTATTTCCATTGTTTGAGTTGCCTTGAGATTTTCAAAATTTCTTTTTGCTTCTTCTTTTCTAATTTTTGGATCTTCTAATTCTGATAAATGAGAAATCCATTCTTGTGGTGTATAGGCTACCCTACCTACCCCTTCCTTCTCTAGAAGCTCATATTCGGGGCTGTAGGAGGCAATAAATGGAACTCCAGCAGCAGCATACTCAAGACCCTTGATAGTTGACTTAGCATGATTGAACTCAATGTTATTCAATGGGACAATTCCTACGTCAATCTTTTTAAAAAGCTCTGGATATTTTGTAATGGGTTTCATAGGCTCAAATGTTGTTTTTACACTTGCTGGAAGATTAAGTTGATCCGATGCTTTATTTGCATTTTTAATATTTCCAGAATGATGAAATGAAAGTCTTCTTGATGCCATATATTCACCAAGGAACGGATCAAGTGTTTCAAGATCCATAGATCTCCAAGGTGTTGCTCCTACCCATCCAACTGTAGGAAGCCAGCCAGCATGATCATTACGTTGTCTCCATCGATCAATATCAACACCGTTTCTAACCATGAATACATTTTTTATCTTTTTTACATTTTTATAGAAATCATAAAGAAACGGAGTAGATGTAATAATTGCATCAGCATTATTGATAATAAACATATAATGATCTCTGTTGTTATCCTTATTCTTTTCTGGATCAGTCATTTTATGAGCAAGATTAGTTTCTGCTAAACCTTCAAACCAGTCATCAATATCAACAACAATTTTTTGCCCACCCTTTTTTGCATCAAGTACTTTTTCAGCAACAGAGCGAAGCATAATAAGTTTCATTACGATAATATCCCAGCCATGAATAGCTTTATCATCGGGAATTAAAAGACCAAATCCATGATCTTCATTATAAGCAGGGAATCCTATTCCTACTCCCCACCCATGTTTTTCTAGCTCCTTCATAGGAAGGTAGCATCGATACCATGCACACCCGTTTGGCTCTAAAGGATCTGTTCCCCACGCCCAGTCGAATGTCAGGAATGATACTGTTGGATCTGACACTGCATTCTCTCAATCTATAGTAGAAAAACTATTGTATCAAAATATTTAGAAAAAGAAAAGGGACTCCTAAGAGTCCCATTTTCTTTTATGCTATATTAACCACCACGCTTTGTTTTCTTAACTGGCACAGGTTCTGGTTCAGGCTCTGATACTAAACTTGGTGTTCCAGTCTTTCCTACCTTGTAAGATAGAATTGATGTTGCATATGAAAGAATGGTGCCTCCAAGTGATAGACCAATAATAGTCTGCCAATCTGCTGTGAAAACATTAAATGCACCTGCGGTAACAAGTGCAAGAAAGAACTGGGCAAAAGTCTTGAGTGCTCTTTCGCTTGATTCTAACCAAAATGCTTTATTTGTTAACATGTTTCCTCCTTATTCTTCTACTTTATCTTCTACTGGTGTTATAGGTTGTGCATTCCACATTTTAATATCCTGATATGTAGCACCACCAATATATGCTGCAACAATGGCACCCATTAAACCAAAGGCACCAAGGGCAAGTGTTTCAGAAATTCCATTATCTTCAAGTTTAAATGTTACATAAGAAATAATAATTGCAGCGAATATTAGTGATCCAAATACTGCCCTTCTTCTAAATTTCCAAGAGGGCATAGCAGCAAGATTTTCTATTTGATAATCTGGCTTTTTCTTTTTTCCAGACATATTTAAATTATATCAGGTTATTCTCGTACCCTGAGAATTACTACTCCAGAACCACCACTACCTGGATTTGTTCCACCAGACGTTGTACCAGCACCGCCACCACCACCACCGCCGCCAGTAAAAGCAGTTCCAGACGTTGCACTTGATGTTGAAACATTTCCCGCTCCACCCCCACCTAATCCCCCAGATGATCTAGCAGAACTTGTATATGATGCACCACCACCTCCACCAGCAAAATAAACATCTGTTCCAGAAACCTGTCCAACAGATGCTGATGTAGCAATAGTTGATGTAATTATTTTTGTAATAATTCCATTTCCACCAGTTCCTCCAACACCAGTTCTACCATTAGCTGTAAATCCTTGTTGTCCAGCTCCTCCTCCTCCTCCACCATTGGTCATTGTACTAGCTACTGATATACCAAAGCCACCATCATTTCCTGTAGTTGTTGTGCAAATTCCAACCTGAGTTGGACCTGTTGTACCTGTTCCACCACCACCACCACCAGAACCTGAAGCAATTGTAGTTCCCATATCGGGTGGTAAACTAAGGGAGGATGAGCCACCACCACCCCCACCTGGAGCATAATAGTTTCCTATTCTAGAAGGTCTACCATGATGACCACTAAAAGTCATAGGAACATTTTGTTCCCATGTTGTTCCGCCAGATCCAACTAAAACAGTTACACTTCCACTATTAAAAAAAACATTTTTTACAGATAATGCGCCACCACCACCGCCACCACCACCAAATCCTGCTGCCCCACTACCACCACCACCAACAACTAAGATATCTGCAAATCCAGATGTATTACAAACAATGGTGTTATTTGTTTTAAAAATCCAATATCTCCAGTTAATATTATCATTATCTGTAAATGTTGCCGTTACAACTGCAGATGAACTTGCAGGGTTTTGAAAAGCTGCTGGTGGATATATAAAAAAAGGTCTATTACTATTAGAAATTTTTGATAATGCCATTATATTCTCACCCTCAATATGACTATTCCAGATCCACCATTGCCCGCTGCATTTGAAAATGCAGTTCCCCTACTAGCTCCACCACCGCCTCCAGTAAATGCAGTTCCATTAGTTGCATTAGTAGTGCTAGCGGCACCTCCACCACCTAATCCACCACTACCTTGTGTGCTTGACCCACATGCTCCTCCACCACCACCAAAATAAAGATTTGCACTAGATACTTGTCCAACTGAAGCAGACGTAGCTATTGTAGTTGTAATAATAGTTGATATTATTCCAACTCCTCCACTTGCTCCAACACCAGATGACCCGTTTGATCCTGCAGCTCCTGCTCCACCGCCTCCGCCGCCGCCAGTAGTATTTGGTGTTCCACCAGAATTTCCTTGTCCAGTTGTTCCAGAAGTTGCTGCTTGAGTAAAGCCATCACTACCTGAACCACCGCCACCAGATCCACCAAATGTTGCTGGTACACTTGAAGTATATCTTCCTGCTCCCCCTCCACCTCCTATAGCAATATATGGACCTATTTGTGAAGATCCACCACATCCACCACCACCGGTACTAAATGGACCAGATCCACCACGACCAACTAAAATTTCATGAATATCAATATCAAAAAAAACATTTTGTAAATTTAAAACTCCTCCAGCACCTCCACCACCAGGACTTTCAGCATTAAAGAATCCTCCACCTCCACCACCAGCTACAACTAATATATCTGCAAAACCAGGCTCAATACATCTTATTTTTGTATTTCCTTTAAATATCCAGTATTTCCACAAAATACTATTAGTATCGGTAAAAGTATTAGTTATAGCGGGTGCAGATATAGGATCTTCAAAGATAGCAAAACCTGGAAGGCTTTCTGTTTTTTGTAATGTTGAAAGCTTATTAACAGCCATTATGATACCTCTGCTACAAATGCATTAAAACAAACGCTGGCAGATGATGCTGAAACTCTTACATATGTACCAGTTGCTATTGCTGCTCCAATACTGATAAATACACTATCATTTGGGGAAATTGTTGAACCAAAGACAAGATGATCAGCAGAGGTAGGATCAGATGCACTACCCGAAGATAATCCAATTCTATAGGTTTGTGCTGATGCAGTTGTATTGCATACTGAAATTGTTGAAATTACAGATGCAGAGGCTGATGTGGGTACAAAATATAGATTACTATATGTACCTATTGCTCCATTAGCAGCAATTCCTGATCTTTTATATGTATTAGCCATATTTCACCTCTTTAAAATTATATCACAGGACTTTTAATTAAATACATCCAAGGAAAAATGCTGTTTCAATACCGCCACTGCCACCAAGTTGATCATAGTTTGTTCCATTATTTGTAAATTCCCATGAGCCTGTTGATTCGTTCCATCGAATAGCGACATCTGTTGAGGATCCTCGTTCAACAATTATTGATACATTTGCTGTTGGAGATCCAGATTCTAATGCATTAAGAGTAACTGTACTTGCTGATACATTCATTGATTGCAAGTCTCCAGAAAGTACTGCAGATGATCCATTATTTAAAAATCTTACTTTACCCTGGTATGTATCAAGAACCATGTATGGATATGATCCAGCACCATTAAGTTTTATTTCTCCACCTTCATTTGTTCCATCCTGAGCACTTACTGTAAGATATGATGCAGTTGCATTTCCAATATTTGGAGTAGTTAATGTGGGCGATGTAGAAAGAACAACATTTCCTGCTCCAGTAGAGGTTGTCGTTCCTGTTCCACCATTTGCAACAGGAAGAGTTCCAGATACATGTGTTGTAAGACCTATTTTTCCCCAGGATGGTGGAGAACCAACTCCTCCAGCAATAAGTGCATTACCCGTTGCTACGTCTGCAAGTTTTCCAAGAGTTGTTGAGCTTGTAGCATAAAGAAGATCTCCAATGGTGTATGAGGACTGTCCTGTTCCACCATATGCTGCATTGATAGTATTAGCATTCCATGTACCAATAGTTACTGTTCCCAAAGCTGTAGGAAGCGATCCAGATGATGCAAGATAAGCATCAACAATCCCTGCAATTTGAGGTGATGCAGAATTTGCTATTTCTTGTAGTACTTGAGTATTTTCTGAAAAGAAAAGGTCCATTGTGTCAATAAGATTTAAAATTGATTCCCATTGATCCCCACCTGGACTATTGCTATATGAATAAAATGTTCCATATGATGTACCAGAATCTGTTCTCAAAAATACATCATTATATTTTGGTGTTTCTCCAGTATTAATAGCAAATTGTGCTAAAGAAATAGAGTTTGGATTATATTCTCCAGTAAAAATTTGACTGCCACGTTCACCTTCAGGACCAATATCTATAGCAACAGTGATATCTGTTGGCGCAGCAGCTACATCAAGGTCATCTTCTGTAAGAACAACTTCAAATGAACTATTAATTGGCATTATGTTCCACCATAAGTATTTGTGATATCTCTAGTTACATTTATTGTTCCTGTAACAAGCGTATAAACATTTGATCCACCACCGCTTGCACTTGCAGAAATCTCAACATCATAGACATATGATGCACCAGTTAAAGTTCTTCCAAATGAAGGTTGAATTATACATGTTACTTTTCCAGAATTGGCATTTACACTAGCAGATATTGGTGATCCAACTACTGCACTAGCATTTCCTCTTTGTGTTGCAACAGTAAATAATCCAGAATATCCTGTAAGATCAAAGGTTGATCCATCACTTGCCTTTGGATTTATAACAAATTGATAACGATCACCTTGATAATATGAAATATTATTAGTTCCAGGAAAAGCCATATATTATCACCACATTAATTATAACAGAGTTAAGATCTTTTAATGTCTTGTAAAGTGTTAATATTACCATTTAATAGTGTATATCTATTTTCACTATTTCCATTATCAGTAATTTCAACGTCATAAACATATGATGCACCAGTTAATAGCCTACCGTTTGTTGGAGATATTGTGCATAATATTTTATATGGAGTTGAGGCACTTATTTGACAACTAGCAGAAAATATTTGTATACCAGAGTTACCGGATGATGTAGCAACACTAAACAGTGCAGAATAATTTGAAATATTCATAGACTCTCCATCTTCTTTTGGATATAAAAGAAACTGTAGAGTGTCACCTACATAATAATTGAAGTTATATTGATATGGAAATGCCATAATTCCTCACAAACATCCAATAAAGAACGGGTCAAGACCAGCATCTGCAGCAGCAGTTGAAGCAATAGTAATTGCTCCAGAACTATTAGTAATACTAATATTTGTTCCAGCAGTTAATGTTGCTAATGTATACCCCGTTCCATTTCCTATAAGAAGTTGACCATTAGTAGGAGTAGAAGTTAATCCTGTGCCACCACGACCTATTACTAATGTTCCAGAATCCATGTTTCCAACATTTGTATAATAAGATCCATGTTGACCATCAAGCAAGTCTGCATCTATATTAGAACCAGGGCCATCAACTTCTGCAATGGCGGTAGCAAGATTTTGGTTTACCCACATTGTTGATGCAGAATTATATGAAAGAATATCATTATCAGAAGGGCTACTAGAACTAGCTGATACTACATCTATCCATGCCCCATTAGAATAAAGACGAACCTTATCTGTTACTGTGTTGTAATAAAGTTCTCCCTCGCTACCTGTTGCTGGATCTGATGCAAGATTAACTAGTCTTAATCCAGTTAAAAAGTTTCTTGCCACAAATCCTCCTTAGATTATCCTGTTACAACAACACGATAGGCATTGCTAGATGGAGCAGTTGCAAATGTAATGGTAACAACGCTTGTGCTAGTTCTAACTACATCTACCTCTACTGTTTCATATGTTGCGTTATCATAAACTTGAACAAGAACATCTCTTGTGTCAAGATTGTGAGTAACAGTAAATTGTGTGCTAGCTGAGTTACCTACATCTACAGTAAACTTTCTTACAATGTTGTGATAGTTGGTTCCGTTGTTGGTGAGCGTCCAGGCATCACTTGTTTCATTCCAAAGAAGCGATACATTTGTATCATCTCCACGCTCAACTTCAATACCAGCATTTTGACTTGCAGAACCAGTAGCATTTGAATTTAAGATAATTGTGTTATCTGCTAACTCAATAATTTCTGTATTTATATACGTTGCAGATCCACTAACAGTTAATGCTCCAGTAACATTAAGTGTTCCAATAGTTACACTATCTGGAAGTCCAATAGTTACTGCTGCACTTTCTCCAGATCCAGATACTTCAATTTCATTTGCTGTACCACTAATTGATGCTACATAGTTTCCTGTTGTATCTGTTCCAAGAGCTACTGAGTTAGCTGCTACAGCATTTGCTGTCCCTGCTGTTGTTGCATATGTTGCAGAAGCAGCATTTCCATTAAGATTAGCATTAATTGTTGCAGGAAGACTAATAGTAACTGCCCCTACAGATGCTGAAACATCAACCTCATTTGCTGTACCAGTTATGGATGTTACACCGTTATTAGAAATTGTTACTGATGCATTTTCTCCACCAGACCCACTTACTCCAATTCCAGTTCCAGCAGTAATTCCTGATACATAGTCCCCTGTAGTATCTGTTCCTAAAGCAACAGAGTTTGCTCCAATTGTTACAGAAATATTTGCGTCTGCAGTTCCATTAAAACTAGCACTACCACTTACATCACCACTAAGAATAATATTTCTTGATGTTGTAAGTGATGCAGCACTTCCAGTTGTATTAGCATTAATTGTGTCAGGAAGACTGATGGTATATGTTGATCCAGATGCGGATACAACTATCTCATTTTCTGTGCCATTGATTGTAATAGATGATGAAGCAATATCTGCCCATGATCCATTAGCATAAATTCTAAGTTTGTCGCTTCCTGTATTATAATAAATTTGACCTTCTGCACCAGATGGGTCTGTTCCAAGATTCTGGATAACAGCATTTCTAAGTTCCAACTGATTAAGGTCTATTGGTGTAAGAAATTTTCTCGCCATAGTTCTCTCTCCTTATGATAGATATGCCTTTCCAGAAAATGCGTTAGAAAAAGATAATACAACTGAATTTGCATTGGGATAGTTATATGATCCTTCTACTACTGTTCCAGCAGAATCAACTACCGTTATATTTGGTATAAAATTTAAACCATGAGTAATTGACCAAGATGATGATGGTGTTGTTTGTTCATGTACATAGCTAACATCTGCTGCCGATACGGTTCCCGCTGGTCCTTGTGGACCAGTTATTCCAAGTTCAACAACTACAACTTCTTCTGTAAGATCAACAGATACATTACTATTACTTACTGTTACAGTTACTGGATTTTCAATAATCTCTACAACAGTAGCCATTATCTTGTTACCTCTGGACTTACAATAAATTTGCCTTCAATTAGCCTATACACATTGTCATTTGAAACTAATTCTAAATCATATACATAATTTCCAGGGATAAGTTCTGTTGTAGCAGACGCTGCAACATTAACAATAATTGTTCCAGCAGATCCACCAAGAGTCATGCCAGAAGACGATGTAAGATCAATTACTGGATCCTCTGAGTAATGAAATTCTCGCACCTGCATCCTTGATGTATATCCACTAAGATTTACGGGAGTATCGTCAATTTTATATGTTAAAGTACGAGAAAAGGTACTGCCCTGTTGACACTTAAAGTCAACTTTTCCTGAAATCATGCACATCTCCCTATATTTTAATTTCATATTAATTATATCAAAGTATTCTTCTGAAATAATTATTATATAATAGATTTATAACTAAATAGGAGAATTTTTGTTCTGTGAAAAAATTTTTAAAAAAATTACCCTGGGGACTAAAAGAGCGTCCCCTTGACTTGTATGCTGCTATTATGATATTCCTTGGTGGCATTTATATTTTGATTGATCCATCTTTTCCAGAAAAAAGTTCAAAAATTCTAAATATGTCAATAATTACAGCAATAGCATTTTATATGATTATTTCTTCTGTTTTTATTATAACTGCCTTGCTTATTAATAAAAATCATTGTCCACCATATACTTTATTTTCAGAAATGTACGGATGGTTATTTATCGCATCTGCAACTTTAGCTTTATCAGTTTTTTATCTTGCAAGTATCTTTTTAGATAATTTTTATAGAACTATTGAGTATTGGATAGCTTGGTTTTGCACATGGTTTTTTATGTTTGTTGCATCACTATTAAGATATTCTGATCTACGTCAAAAATATTCAGAGATGAAGAAATGATGGATACAGCAATTATTGTTGCAATAGTATCAATATTGGCAGCCCCACTTGCAGCTTTTATGACATGGTTTGTTAATCGTAAAAAACATGTAGCAGAAATCTATAATGTTCTTTCAAAATCTTCTCAAAATGCTGTAGAAACAATGCAGTTGACAATGAATGAACTTCGTGTAGAATTAGTCGAAGCAAGAAAGAAAATTGAAGAATTAATTCAGGAAAATGAATTACTTCGTGAAGATTTACATCAACTTAAAGAACAAAACGTTTTACTTCTTAAAGAAAATAAATCATTTAAAATTAAAATTGATGAACTAACAAGAATAATGAAAATTCAAGGAGCTTTGGGAGATTAATGATATTAGCAGAAGCTAAACAACAAGTTATTTCTAAGTCAGATAGATGCGATAGTTGTAATGCTCAAGCATGGGTTATTGTAAGAGGGATAAATGGAGAACTTTACTTCTGTTCCCATCATTTTATAAAACATGAAGATAAATTAACTGATTGGTCTTATGAAATTATAGATGAACGTGAATTTATGAATAGCAAATCAGAATCCAGTGTATAGTTGACTATTACTGATATATGCTATACAATATGATTAAAGAGAGCAGCGTACCTCCCACCACCACCCTTCCCTCCGCTGCTCTCTTTTTTTATGTTAAAATATAAATATGTTTAGTGAAATGTTTAGTAAAGCCGATATGACTGCGGCACAAAGAAGAAGACTTGCTGGAACTGGTGCAGCAATGCCAGATGGTAGCTTCCCCATTAGAAATAGAATGGATCTTAGAAATGCTATTCAATCAGTAGGAAGAGCATCAGATTACGAGGCAGCAAAGAAACATATCATCTCTCGTGCCCGTGCTATTGGTGCAACAGCAATGCTTCCTAAGGAATGGAATGTAACAAAGTCTTGGGGTCTACTTTTTCAGCCTAAGTTTTCAAAATAATATTTTGGAACCTTAATGAAAATATCTGTTGAAGATAATGATGATCCATTTGTTTGTATAACTCATAGACGATTGTGTCCATGTCAGGTTCCTAATGAATATCATTTAGTATCCAACTGGCCTTCTGATGTAGAAAAAATTCTTGACATGCGAAAAGAACCACGCTATTATCATCATAATTAATTCCTATGGAAGGACAATGATGCAAACTTTTGTTCCGTATGCAACATTTACAGAATCTGCTGCAACGCTTGATTCCAAACGTCTTAATAAACAGTTGCTAGAGGGTCGTCAAATCTATAATATTCTTGCATCACAACGTACATCAGGTGCATGGGTTAATCATCCAGCAGTAAAAATGTGGCGTGGCTACAATACTGCTTTATTTCATTACCTTGCGTTAATAAAAAAAGAATGTGACTTTCGTGGCATCAAAACAATGAATAACTGGAATGCTATTTTAGATATTAGCAACACAGATAATGCTGATAAAAATCTTATCATGCCTAAATGGTGGGGTGATGAGCGAGTACATCTTTCTCATCGTCAAAACCTTTATAAGAAAGATCCAGAATACTACGCATTTTTAAGTGATGACAACCGTTTATCTGCAGTATCGTGTTGCGATAAATGTAGTTATTTTTGGCCTGTTTCTAATCACGCTAAAGATTATTCATAATTAATAAATTTAGACTGGTAGATTATAATAAAAAAATAATTACCACCCTCATGTATAATAAAGAATTGGTAGGATCTATTTAATATATTAAATGAGGAGCAATGGCAGATATTCATCATTTTTACCATATGTATACAAATGGAAATTGGCAGTGGCCCACAAGAGAACATATAGAGGCTTTACAAAAATATGGTTTAGCTGATAATTTAACAACTTTTCAAGTTGGCCTTGTTGGTTCTCCTGAGAGTCGTGAAGAAGGTAAAGAATTTCTTAATTCTACTGGAATTCAATATACTATCTGTACAGAAGTAGATGATGGATGGGAGCAAGAAACTCAAGACAAAATTCTTGAATTTGCTCAGGAAAATGATGGATATGTTTTATATGCTCATACAAAAAATGCAGTAAATATTAATAATCTTCATGTTCACTGGCGTAGATCCATGACCTACTATACCGTTGTTACCTGGAAAGAATGTATTGAACTTCTAGATCAAAATGTATCAGGTGTTGGTTCTCATTACTTACCCGAATCTAATAATGAAGTTCATAGTAGATCTGGATTTTTTGCTGGAACATTTTGGTGGAGCCATCTAAAATATATTAAAAAATTTCCTGCACCAGATAGGTCTTCAAGATTTGGAGCAGAGGGATGGATTGGATGGTTAAAAGAAACAGTAGAGGGAGGTGAAGAACCATTTACTATAAAAGATTTTAATCCTACACATCCAGCAGAACATAGTGGAATGGTTATCGACTGGTAATGAATAATGTTTCACATAAAACAAAAATTCATCATTTTTATCATATTTATTGTGGAGCAAATTGCTATGGTCAAGCGGATACATGGAAAGAATCTGTTGAAACACATATTGGTGCCATTAAAAGTCATGGCTTAATTAATAAACTTAAAACAGTTCATATTGGTTTAGTTGGTGGAGAGCAAGATAGGCAAAATGTTAAAAATTTTTTAACAGAAAATAATATTCCATTTACAGTTGTAGATGAACAAAATAATGGATTTGAACAGGTAACACAAAATCATCTTTATGAATTTTCTCAAAATAATGATGGATATGTTCTTTATGGACATAGCAAGGGCAGCTATAATTTTACCGATCAAAATCGTGCTTGGTGTAAATCAATGATATATTTCAATATTATTATGTGGCAAGAAGCATTAAGACAATTAAAAAATGTTGATGCTGTTGGATGCAATTGGCACGATTTTTCTAATCAATATGCGGCTCATTTAGGTGGTCCACATACTGGACAAAAGTGGTTTGCTGGAACATTTTGGTGGTCTAAATTAAATAGAATTAAAGATATTGGTCATCCACCAACAAATAATAGTAGATGGGACGCAGAAGTATGGATTGGTCAAATGCCAAACATTACAACTTATGATTTTAATTCAGCAGACGGTCCATACCCAGGAGCAGTAGTTACTGAATGGCAATAGCCTTCTGAATGTGATGAGATACATCAGTAGCTTTTTGTCTATTGTCTGCCTCTAGAGCTAAAACATCAGTGATACACATAATTGTTTCTCCACGTCTTTTTCTTTTATTCATTATCCAATAATGTTGACCACCAAGATTTTTCATTTTATCTGATTCTGGTATTTTATATTGAATTTGAAGTTTTCTATCTATCATTTTTTGATTTACAAGACAGTCTCCTACATGTACAATAAGAAAATTATTTGAATCTATGTGCTCAAAATGTCTACCTAAAGGATAATTTGGTAAGTTTTGAGCCAACACTCTTGCTCTTCTATAAGAAAAATATTCTTCAAATGAAATACCATAATTTCTTTGTTCATAAAATTGTTTAGACCAATCGAATGCAGGATCTGATTCCATATTTACAAGAGATACAGATGGAATATATAAATCTTTTTTTGCAACATGTGGATTACCCAGTAAAAATTCTGTTGTATTAAGAACAATTCTCGTACCTTTAATTTCTTTTTCAAACTCAATCATCATCTTATCTAATGCTGCTGCATCAAACATTTCAATAGAAGAATCATATACTTCAAATTTTGGATATTTTGCAATTATTTTTCTACTATTATCAGTAGATGCAAAGTCAACAATGATTCCACGATCAAAATATTTATTATGATGCTCTAACCAAAGTGGTAAAAGTTGTTCTTCATTATAAATATGACTAAGTATTGTTGTTTTTACTTCTCCCACTCTACCTGTGGAAAGTACTTGAGAACTTCTATTTTTCCAGAAAATATTTCTTTCACCCTTTCTATAATTTCATCAGTAAAGTTCCATGCAAGTGGAATAAGTTTAATTTTTTTATATTCATATTTTAAAACCCTTGGAGATAAAACTGGAATATTTAATCCAGGAGTAAATAAACCGCTCTTCTCAGGTGCATCATCAATAATATACTCTGGTCCCATTCCAACCGCATTTAAAACTGTCATTGCTTTAGCTGCTGCACCATATCCTATAATATCTTTATGTATAGTAAATTGAACTCTTAAATTATCAATAATATTTTTTGCATTATTAGAAAAATTTAAAACTTCTTCATATGTCCATCCTCGTGGATCAAAACTTGTGGGATTTTTACTAAGATGGAAAACAAAAGAGTCACCATGAATATTAGTAATAATATAATCTTTAATTCCAAGTCCAGCCTGAGAAGCAAGAGCACTCATTGATGCAGGCGAAAAGAATGAAATATGCTCGTGATAAATAGTATCAAATTCTCCTCTATCAATCATTCGTGCCTGTGATGTTTGAATATAAATAGAGTTTGATAATTGTGATGCAACCTTAAGTATTTTTGCTGGATTATCTGTATGGGCGAGAACATTTTGAGCAATAATTACATCAAATTTTCCAAGATCTAAACATGACTCATCAAAGAAGGCCACTCTATGATTATGTTGATTTAATTCTGATAAATTTTCTGCAGGGTCTACACCATATGTTTCCCATCCAAGTCTTTTAAACGAGTCTAATTGTGATCCATCGTTACATGCAATATCAAGAACTCTTCCAATTCCATGACGCGTTGTAATATAATTTGCAAACCAATCAAAATATTTTTTTAATGTTTTTGTTGTACCAGATCTATAAATATAGTTTTTAAATATTTCATTACGATCAACATTGACAGATAACTGTAGATGACTACAACTCATACATCTTCTAAGGACAAGTGGAAACTCTTGCTGAGCTTGAGGTCTATCAACAAAACTATTTGCTAGTGGTTGATTATTTAAATTTAAAACGTCTTCAAGATTATTTTTATTACATGCTACGCAATTAACTAATTCATTGTGCTTGATCACGCCTAGTCACCTTTACACTGTCTATTGAGCTTGCTAGTACAGAAATTACATTTTCTATTGTATCAAATCTATATTCACCAAACGTACGAATAAATTTTGCACAATTTAATGAAAATGAATAAGGATTATTATGGGAATGATTAGTGGAAACGGGAACATTAAGAATATTTGCTACACTACCAGCAACTTCTCCTACAGTAACATCAACAGATGCAAGATTATATATTCCTGGTTTTGGATTATTTAAAATTAATTTCATTCCTTCACAAAGATCGCTAAGAAATAAAAGTGATCGTTTTTTATCAATATTTGCTGCTCGCACAACATTCTCGTTGATTGCAGTATAAACCATTGAATTAATCATTAAGTCAATTCTCGTATTTGGAGATAGACCATTTACTGTTCCAAATCTTAAACCAATAATATTTTTACCATCTAAAATTTCTTTAGAGGCAATTAGATCTAAGGTAAGTTTTTGTAAGTCATAGTGTTTAAGTGGCATGGCTACTGCATCTATTTCTTCTGCACGATGATCTACGCTTCCGTATACTGATGCACTAGACGCATAAATTAAGTTTTGATCTTGTTTAAGATCTTTAACAATTCTTCTAAATAACTCAACATTATTTTCCCAGCTAAATTCTGGATCTTTCTCGCACATCCACATAGATGAATGTCCAGCAAGTAAAATAATATTTTCATAATTTCTTATATTATAATCAAGACATTTTTTTGATCCGTACCAACCTATATCTATTACATCTGCTTTAATTCTATTTTGAAGTTCTGATCCGATATATCCATTGCCACCGACAATAATTGTTGATTCCACAGTAAAATTATATCAGTATGGTAGTATGAGTGAATGTTGGTTAGAGACATGGCAAAATTATAGCACGATTGACACAAACCATCATTATCGCTATAATATCGATGTGCGGCATTGGTGAAGAAGTTATCACGGCATCCTTCCAAGTTGCAGTAGTCGGGGCAGTACCGATATGCCGCTCCAAATTTAAGGGTACTATCCGATTATTACGATACTCTCGCTCTATCGAAATATTTAGATAAAGGAAAAGGATTTTATTCTACAGATGCAAGAAAAGTAAAGCATGAATAATAATTATATATTTTTTCTTATATAGTACATTGGTCTACCGTTTCCAACATTACGGGCACGGTAGGTTGATGTAAGAGCATGACAATTAGGACAAATTACTTCTAGGTTATTATATGAATGATTTAAACCATTACCATCAATATGATTAATTTCTAATATTGTATGCCCATCGTCAGGATGCGGGGTATTAAAACCACATTTCTGACACATATAGTTTGCCTGTTTTAATAAATATTTTCTTATTATTTGTGATAAACCATAATCTGTTCCACCTCTCCATGAACCACTCAACCAATCTTTTACTTTATTATCATTTTTTAATTTTGTAGAAATTTTTACAGAACATGATTTACAATAACCAGACTTTTGCTTTATAATTGTATTACATTGCAAACAACTACCCCCTGTCAGCGGATCTGGGCATGAGCCTTCTAAGCTCGTTGAGAAAGTTCGACTCTTTCTAGGGGGACAATTATTAAAAATATTCATGCAAGAAAGACACCAAGTTTTTCTTGTATTAACTGGTTCACCACAATTTCTACAACTACCCTCTGGTTTTCTTCTGTTATAAATACCTAATGTATTATTATATGTTGCAGCACAGGATCTAGAACAAAATTTAAAATTATTTGTTTCGGACTTGCATGTTAAACAACGCATGATATAATTCTAGCATATTCGATTTATGAATAAATTTGCCTCTATAGCATAAAAGTAATGCACCGCTCTTGTAAAGCGGTGAAGAGGGAGCGTTACCTTCTAGAGGCTCAGGATGTATAATATATCGTGCTTGAAAAAGAGAGAAGTCAGACAGAAAGACAAAAGATTAGAAGCTATCTTGCAGCAATTAAAAATACAAGTGGCTGCATAGATTGTGGATCAATGTATCCACACTATGTTCTTGATTTTGATCATGTTCGTGGAACAAAGATTGACAATCTTTCTTTCATGGCACGGTGGTATAGTATTGAAGATATAGATAAAGAGCTAAGTAAGTGTGAAATAGTCTGTGCAAACTGTCATAGACAACGAACCCATCAGAGGAATAATGAGAAAAAGCAAACAAAGCAACTTGTGCTTTGACGATATACTACTTGTTCCACAAACAAGTAATGTTGAATCAAGACATAATGTAAAGCTAACAATGAGTATTGGTAAGGGTAAAAAGGAGATTTCACTCTCACTACCCGTTATTGCTGCACCAATGGATTCAGTATGTGGATTCGAAATGTGCATAGCAATGGCTGAGTCTGGTGGTCTTGGAATTCTTCATAGATATATGTCTAAAGATGAACAATTAAAAATTGCATATGATATTGTTCAGTACGAATATGCTGGATTTGGTGTAGCAATTGCATCAAATAATGGATTTATTGAACAGGCTAAAAAGCTTTACGATATTGGAACAAGACTATTTGTTATTGATACAGCAAATGGTCATGGCATATACACATTGAGAGCAACAGCAAAATTAAGAGAATCATTTCCAGATTGTCACATTATGGCTGGCAATGTTTCTACTGTAAAGGGATTCAAAGACCTTGCTGATTGTGGAGCAGACTCTATTCGTGTTGGTATCGGTGGCGGTGCAGCATGTACAACAAGGCTTGTAAGTGGTCACGGCGTTCCCACTCTTGCCTCAGTTATGGATATTGAAGAATATAGAGAAAGTCGTGGAATATATAATTGTTCTATTATTGCTGATGGAGGTATTCGTAATAGTGGAGATATGGTTAAGGCATTTGCTGCAGGAGCAGACGCAGTAATGGTTGGCTCCATGCTTGCTGGAACAACAGAGTCACCTGGATCTATTCTTATAGATAATAATGGGAAGAAGAAAAAGGTATTTCGTGGAATGGCAAGTGCAGATGCACAGTTGTCTGGAACAGGAAAGATTTCTATTCCTGAAGGCATTTCTACTACCGTTCCATACAAAGGTAGTGTCTATGATATTTTAGATCAAATTAGCGGTGGCCTTGGAAGTGGATGCTCATATTCTGGTACAGATAAACTTGAAAATCTTAATGTAGTTGCTGAATATATTGAGGTTACTCAAGCAAGTCTTGACGAATCACGACCACATGCTTTATAATAGTTTATCTGCCCCGTTAGAGTAGCGGTTTATCTCATCTGACTTTCACTCAGAAGAACATCGGTTCGAATCCGATACGGGGTACTCTGCCTGATAGTCCCCAAGGTGGGGAAGCGGTCTGTAAAACCGTCGCTTAACGGCAGGTTGGTTCGATTCCAACATCAGGCACGGGAGGAATAATGAATGTTGTAGATAAATATAAGTCTATGCTATTAGAAGATATTCGTGCAGATGTTTTATTGAACCGTGAATGTTAGCGTTGCTTCTGGTATTATACTGGACCAATTTCTAAGGGAATATATGAAATTACTGGACCAATTTCTAAGGGAATATATTAAATTAATGTACGAATACAGAAGACAGCACGGATGATTAACTCAGTGGCTAGAGTGGAGCCTTTACACGGCTTTGGTCGGGAGTTCGAATCTCTCATCATCCACTCCCCGTTGGTGTAATCGGCAACACGGCAGGCTCTGAACCTGCAATACGAGGATCGTAACCTTGGCGGGGAGCAGAGATAGTGTAGTGTAAAGGAAGCACAATTAGGAACAACTAGGTATGAGTTCAACTCTCATCACTATCTCATTCATGGTCTGTAGCTCAACGGCAGAGCAATGAGCTGTTAACTCATTGGTTGGAGGTTCGAATCCTCCCAGACCAGCGATAAATTAAAAGGAGATATAATGATTGATGCAGTTGTACTTTCATGTGCAATAAATTTTGGTGGCTTTTATTCTGAGCCAGCAAGTCGTGGAGCAAGAACTGCTGCATGTCTTGCAGCACATGATTTTATTGAAAACAGAGTTCTTAAGGAAACAGTTAGTTTTATTTCTCTTTCTGCTCAGCAGGATTGGACAAAGATTTCCGCATATGAATGGGAAATCATTGGACGAGAAGAAGCAAGGCTAAAGAAATTAAATACAGAAAGGTAAATATGCACGATCAATTAGCATATACATATGCACTAGAGGCTGCATATAAGAGTTTGAGAGATGGTGGCATCCCCATTGGTGCTGCACTTGTTGTAGATGATAAAATTATCTCAGTAGGGCATAATCAAAGAATACAGATGGGTAGCTCTATTCATCATGGAGAAACAAACTGCATTGAAAATGCAGGAAGGCTTTCTTCAAAAATATATTCAAAATCCACTATTTATACCACTCTTTCTCCGTGTACAATGTGTGCTGGAACTATCTTACTTTATAAGATTCCAAGAGTTGTTATCGGAGAGAATGAAACATTTGAGGCAAGTGAAAGTTGGCTTAAGTCAAACGGGGTAGAGGTTGTTGTTCTTGATGACTTTGAGACAAAGCATATGTTTCAGAAATGGTGTAAAATGAATCCAAAACTATGGAATGAAGATATTGGCGTATAAAATTCTTGAGGAAGTATGGAAGATCAATGGGCACTAGCCCTAAGCATATGGGAAAAAATAGTAAAAGAGTTTAGAAATATTGATTCAAATGCCCCCAGCGCAAACCACAAAACCCTGACTACGGAGGAAATTATGAAAAGCAGTATCACACCAAACAAGTTTGTAAGCGTTGCTCTTGAAATTCTAGAAGAGCACTACAAAATGAATCCTAATATGAATTATCATCCACAGGATATTGCAGCAAATATTGGATCGATTATCTATACAATGGGAGAATCAATGGGAGTTATTCCTGCCATGCAAATGGAGCGGGAGGCAATTGCAAATAATCTGTTTGATTATATTGATAGTACAAATAATCTTACAGAAGAACAGTATAATAAGAAATATAAAAAAGAATATTTTGAACCAGAACTACCACTAAAGTACTAGGGGCTGAGTAGGATCGATTCTATCAGGATCTTTAAGTAGCATCTCAAGTTGAGAACCTTGTAAAAATCTCAAAAACAGTAACTGGCGCAACACAAAACGCCTACGCTCTAGCAGCATAATAGAGCCGTGCGGCAACTGCATGGGAACAGAAAGTTGCATATGCAAGAAAAATGTAATACAATGTAATGACGCTAGTGCATAGATGTAACTGCGAAAAGAATAATGATAGAAGACGGGGGTGCAATTCCCCCCAGCTCCACGAAAGGATATTTATGCCACTTTGGAAAACTCCGTCTGGAGTTGACAAGATTAAGATCCAGCCTAAAGTCTGGACATATGTAAAGTTTGAAAATGATAGATACTTCCCTCTTTCTAATGGGGGATGGTCTTTGGTAGAGGTGATGTTGAGAGTTGAATACCCAAAAACAGGGTGCCCTAAAACGCTTCGTGGCAAGTTTGTCCGATTTCCTGGAACAGCTTTCGAAGATGAAACAGGAAATAATGACGTTGACCCTATTATCGGTGCTACTCGCCATCACCATTGGCAGCATTTTCTTATTAACCAGGGCAATATGACCTTGGGATTTCGGGTATGGCATGATGGAAGTTCTCCTATCGTTATTGATGGTAGACAGTTTAAAGCAGTAGCGTTCACACCTAGTAGTTAGGAAATATATGCATCAGGTATTAGATCACGGATATGTGAAGATGGTTTCTTCTATGGGTACAGACATAGATGTTGTTAATGCAGCACGGGTATCCTTTGATAAAGAAGTAGAAGAACTTGGTGATCGTGATAAGAAACTTATTGAGTTTCTTGTCAAGCATAAGCATGACTCTACCCTTCGTCATTGTGTTATGACCCTAGAAGTTTATGCACCGCTTATGGTTGCACGTCAATGGTACAAGCACGCTGTTGCATCAAGCCATATCGATGACCAACTAGGATGGAACGAATCTTCTCGTCGTTATGTAACAGAGAATGAAGAATTTTATGTTCCCGATGCTGACATGTGGAGATCTGCATCAACAGATAAAAAGCAGGGAAGCGGGGAACCCATTGACATCAATACTGGTGTTAAATATACACAAACACTCAATCAAATGATTAGATACTATTCATTGATTTATAGACAGGCACTTAAAGATGGACTAGCTCCTGAACAAGCACGACTTCTTCTTCCTGCCTATGCTATGTATGTTCGATGGAGATGGACAGCAAGCCTTAATGCATTGCTTCACTTTATATCATTGAGATATGCATCAGATGCACAATATGAGATCCGCGAATATGCGAAGGCGGTATATGAAGAAGTTAAAGAACGCTTTCCCATTACTACAGAAGAATGGATAAAACATAGAGTCCACTAGGACTTGCGAACTCCATTAGATGGGTTGATTCCCATATCCTTCATTTTCTTAATATAAAATTCTGGATCAGGATTATTGAGATAGAAGTGCATGGGATCAAACATATTTGATCTACCCTTCAATCCACCTCCATAGAATCCTCCCCAGCCAACGCCGTCATATTCTTTGACAAGATTTATTAAAACATCAAATTGCTTGGCCGATAGACATGTGCGATCTCCTTGACGAAGGACATCCCAGTTGATATCGATAGCTATTCCAGCAGCATGATCTGAAAGCTTGCCATTGCCATTACGTGCTTCACGGTAGTTATATCCACCGGTGTTCTTATTAAGCTTCATAATCTTCTTATTAAAATCAGCGGCAAGGGCAACAAGATATGCACCAACATCTTTTCTCAATGTCAGTCTACGTCCAACAGGATTAGATGGCATAATTGTGCCAGGGATTTGAAAGGTTTTCAATGCGGCTGGCTTCCCACTCTTGGTGGCAGGCCAACCTGATAGTGTATTAGGCATACAAACATTATAGCACTGCATTTTCGGCGGCAATAAAGGTCGGCGGGTCATAGTATAAATTTCGATTTATAAATTTATTTATAAATTTTAATTTATAATTTTGATTTATAAATTTGTTTTTATATTTGACACATATGTTTAGGAATTTTGTGAAGGTAAGATATCTGTATATGTAGAAAGAGAGGAATCAGGAGAAAGAGTGTCAAGAGAAAGAGAAGGAGAGATATAATTAGCAAATTCCCCTTTTTTTGTAATTGTTTTTTCTATTAATTGTTCAATTTCCTTCATTATTGCCCCTCGCAATTTTTTCTGCTTCTTCCATTAAGACTAATTTAGACATGGACATTCCTTCACCAGAGAAATCTATCATGGCTTGTTTGATTTCATCCCCGATTTTATCCCGCCAATATTTTTCACCTTTGAGCATTGCCATAGCTATATTGTATCACTAGACCCGTTTTTTTTCATATTGACAAAATTTTAAAAATTTTATATATTGCAGATTGGGAAAAATCTGAAAATTTTGGAAATGTGTACGATGCGCCTTTCTACAAAATTTTTTAACTTTTATTAGTGCGCCCATAA